GAGAATATAAAGAACTGTTTGAACTTGATGCCAACCTATTCCTAGATCTTTAGCCTCTTGGTAAAGTTCATCTGTTGACTTAAGCAGATTCTTACATTCATTAGCAAGTAGCTCGACGAATGGAGCAAACTCAGGGCGGCGGATTAGTTCAATTACATCGCTGCCAAGCCAAAAATATTCACAATTATCACATTTAAAATCTATCTCAAATTTTTGTTTTTCAAAATCATTCATTGTTTTCATTTCGATTTCTCCAAAAAGTCGCCAATGTTCGGTCCACGCATATTATATATGCTAGCAAATCTTACCCATGGAGCTATGATAAAACATTCTGAATATATAGTCATTCTGACCCTAGATGTCGTTATCAAAAGAGTCTCGTCATCTTTATACTTGCTGACCATGTGCTCATTGACAAATGATTCGTGAGAATCTAGCAACTCCTCATTTAGTAGCTCACGCAGGATATCGCGCACCAAGTCTACTTCTGTTGCAAACTCTTCTTCAGTTTTCCCGCCAAGAAATTTAATAATAAAATTAGATATTCGTTTCATTTTATGCGCCTCGTTAAACCATTGTTTCTATAAGCGCCTGTGCGTTATCTCTGGCCCTCGTTAGCGGTAGGCCTTGAGCGCCAGGATCTTTATCAATCTGTTTTATCAGTTTTTCAATCTCGCAAATCAGTTTGTCTTTTTGAATCTTTAGCTCTAAATTTTCGAGGTGAAGCTTGTAGTTAACCTTTTCGTTGCTCGTCACTACTTGTTGCGCGATAGTATTCATAAATTTTCCTCGTCATTGTTTTTAGTTCCAAGGCATGACCAAACGATCAAGCCCATTATCATTGCCAGCACGCACGTAAACACGCGCAAAGCATCCTGTCCTATCCATTGATCATCCCAAGCATTAGCGCCCATATAGAGCAGCACAGCGACGACAAACACAATCCAAATTTTATTCATGATTTCCACCTGCGAATCTATCCCATATCCAAGCCACCAAAAAAGCCCATGCCTGATTGAACGATGTATCCATTGGCTTTACCCATCCATTATCATAAATCACACAATCGTAAACAAAGTTTGCAATAATTAATCCTAATAGCAAAGGCAAATATTTCATGATTTAACTCCAATGCCAGCGGCTTGTAGTACTTCGTTAAGATTCGCAAGAGTCACATAGTTAAATGACTTATTTTTACCAAAGCATGTTTCAATTTTTAGTGGCTCCACGCAAATAGTCCTATGCCTATCTCGCCACGCCACCCACATTGATTGCGTGCCTAGCGCCTCATAGCTGCCGTCTCGCATCCGATCAAATCGCAAGCCAAAAGTTTTGTAATGCGCCTCGAATTCATCGCGAGACTTTTGCTCTTGTTCGGGGGTTAGGTTATTCATGATTATTCTCCGAGATGCTTAACTGCCATTGCGTAAATGGCTTTAATTGTTGTCCATTCAACGGGGACTTTTTGAAGGTAGGAAGATTTGCCGTCACATATGTGGCAATCGTCATCTTCGCAATCGTCTGCGCATTCCGGGCAAGTCATTTCAATTTCTTCGTAAAACTCCCCGGACAACAAACCTTTAGCCCCATTCTCGGCCGTTAATTCTCGCGGCATCATTACCGTTAGCGTCTCACTCATCATCAAACTCCTCTATCGTCGGCTGGTAAAACATACCGCCAAGCAAGTGTATCAATGCAAGGCAGACTAAAAAGATCACGACACAAACCCAAATCGCGATGATTGCGGCTCTCACGATAGAGCTACTTTTATCGCAACTCTGATTCGCATCCTGGCTAAGCAAAATTTTGCATCAAGCTCGCGGTATTTAACTTTTATGAATTTCATTTAATTTGCTCAATTGTTAATATTCTATTTCAGTTTTCACATTGTCTGGATTCGTTGTTATACAGCTTTTGCCACAGGAAGAGTTATATTCTGTGATTATTTCTGACGGCTCGCTGCAAACAGAATAATAATGGTCGCGTCCATCGCTGAACCTATATATTTTGCAGCCCTCATGTTCAAATAGCTTTTCAACATTAAAATTTTGATTTGATGTTCTACTTATGCTTTCTGGATCTTTATTGCAAGACAGCAACAAGAAAGAAACTATTAAAACAATAAATTTCATAAAATATCACTCGATGTTAGTTTTAATTTCCTGGCAAAGTATCTGGTTGAATCTGCCGTTCTGCCAAACTTCTCGCCAATTGATTTGTAGCTCATGGTTTTAAGTTCGGTTTTTGCTGAGCGTAAAACCATTTCAAGTTCTCGCTTTCTTCTCAGGGCTGAAATTAAATCGTCAACGTCTCCCATGGGGCACCCTTAAAACATCAAATCATCGTCGAAGTCATCAAATCCAGCTGGCTGCTGTGGTGCGCTATGAGCTGGAGCCTGTTGCTGATTGCGTGGTGCTGGTGCCTGCGTATTAGCTGTTGCCGAAATAGCTTCTATGTTGGCGTTCAGCAGGCTAAGCGTAATTGATTGGCCGTTATTGCCTTGGTACACATCCACAAAGATTGATTGCGCTGATACGACCACTAGAGCGCCCTCTACAAGCGCCTTAGTATAAAACTCAATTTGCGGTATTGATTTAGCAAAAATGGTGGCACTGTAATTAGTCCAGCTTTCTGCCTTAGTTTTTGGATCTTTACACTTAACGCCGCAACGAATGTTAAAGCCTGTTGAATCAGCGGTTTGAAATATTGATGCTGGTTTATTTAGTCGAAATGGTACGGTATGTGACATGTTAGTTATTCCTGTAGTTAAAAATTAGTTACTCGTTGTGATATTGCCAAAGTACTGCATTGCAGTAATTATGAACGGCGCCTATTGTAATTCCTGTTTTATGACAGTGGTGTAAATGAACCGGCCACTTAAAAAAACTATCAGGGAATAGCGCTCTGTTAACGGAAAGCCTTGAAACACTACTATCTGGCTTTCCTGATAGATCTTTTTTACAGTGGCAACAAATGCCTTTCTGCTCAACAACATATTGTTCTCTGCACGCTTTACGCTCTTGCCAGCTCATTTCATCGTAGTTAGATGGAAGCTCCATAATTCCCCCAACTAATCAATCATTAGTGCGCGCTTGCCATCGACAAGTTTAGCGCCTTCTATTTTATATCCATCAGTAAGTGCTTTTTTGATTAAAGCTTTATCGACTTCTTTTGTTGCTGGCACTTCACGAAAATATAATTTTGGAATTTTCGATTCGTCAGTGACTTCTACAGCCTTTGTAGGCTTGCGCAAAGTTAAACTAAATATACCTAAATTCAACTTATCTTTGTTAACTGATATCATTCCAAACTTAATATAATCTAAGAGGCGATCGTGGTTATTCTCTACTCTCTTCTGAAGATTTTTAAGTCGCCCAATTTCAATCTCTATTGCCGCGCTCTCGCTTTGAAGTTGACGAACAACCATCACGCAATTGCGCGCCTTATCATCGAATTCTGTACCTACTGCTTCGAGCGTATCTTTGATGTCTTCAGCTGTTAATTCACCATCGTCAACCATTTGTAATAGCTGATTGTATTCGCTCGCTATTTCGTAAAGTTTCATTGTTGAACAGCCTGTGATGGTGTTGGTTTTTTGTTTAAGGCTGCCAATATTCCGACAACCCAGTTTTTAGGTAATAAATCAATTGAAGCTACTTTGTAATGCTCACAGAATTTAGACTCATCAGTTCCGCGTGCGACTAATGCAGTGCGAATAGCGGAAATGTCAGTAGCGTTAACTAGTGCTATTTCAGGTTCGCATGGCTGAGCATTCTTAACAGGTTCGGTTAAGTCGCTTTCTGGCAAATGCAAATCGCCTTTATGCCAAAGGTCCAGCGCTGCGCCAAATCGCATTCCTGCGTTCCTGAGAGCGTCGCCTATGCGTTCTTTCATTGCATCGCCGCCAGTCTTCCCCTGTGCATCGCCGTAACCAAGACGAGTTACCCCGCAAATGGTTAGCTTTATCCACATGCCGCCATCGCGATCTATTACAGGGTAGCCGTCAGCGCCTACAGCTAGCGGCTCCCAGTTCCATTCTGGATCAACAGTTAGCAGCCTATCAGTCAGCGCAGCATGGCCAACGTAGTCAAGATGAATGACGTCTTTGTGGTGCCAGCCACCACAAACCGTGCAGCGAATACCAGCTTTATAATCAGCCTTAACGTCATCCGTTTGTTTCTTTGTTGGCTTTGGCAATTTGCTAATATGATGATCGGGGAATGCCGCCCTAAGTAATGCTAAATTCTCTTTCATTTAATTAAATCCCCTTTGAGATTGTTGTTGTTCTTTAGCGTACTGATCGCTATATCCTTCGTAATATTTATCGCCCATGCCTACCTTGACCGGATTACCTTCAATGCAATCACGCTTACCCATTTCGTATTGAAAGTAATCTTTCATTTACTCTACCCCTATAAATTAACTTTTAATAATATCTATTATTGTCATTGAATCAACGTGCGATACATCAACATTGCGATTTATTAATTTCTGCCTGAAATAAGCGCACCTGAAATTAAGTTTAAAGTTTTGAATTAATAATAATACTATCCAGAAAGCCATAACCATCACGAAATATAAAGCCATTTACTCATCCTCATCTATCTTAAGTGCGATTAAACTTGGTGGCCGATTGCCAATAAGGATTGAATTTTTTCTTTCATTGCTGTGACTTTTGCGTGCGTATCTGCCTGAAGGCTTTGAATGCAGCTTTCTAGCGATTCGACTTGCGCTGTAACAGGGTCTTTGTCTGGCATTGGGAATGTAACCTCAACCTCTCCAAGAAACGCATAGCCAGCACTAGACATGTCACAACTGTGTAGCCTGATTCCGTCATCATCTTTCGAGCATGACGCGTGCGCATGAACATACATTGTTTTAGTTATCATTTTTGGTTCTTTCATAACATTTTCCTCGTTAAATAATAAATAATCTTCGCGATCAGTAGTTTCTCTATCGCTAAAACGTTCGTCGTCTTTGATGAAATCAGGGTGCATCATTTCGCGACCTTCTTAGCTTTGTGCGCTGCATATAACACGGCCGCACGGTCTTTAACTGCTTGGTTTATTTCCTGGGTTAACTTAGACATTTCGATTCCCCTGCGTGTTTGTTATTAACAGATTAGTCTCATTGTGTTAGCGTGTCAACAGTTGCGCTAACATTATTTTGGTGTTAGCATTACATCAAATCAATCAAGAGAGAAACCTTATGGCCAATACAGTGAACATCCGAACAAGCAAGAAAGCCGGTGAGCTGGCAGACGAAAAGCTTAAGGCGGTTAACAAGCTTCGCAAGAAGGACAAAAACATTCCTTTGAGCAAGTCCAAGTTAATCGAAGTTGCTATAAATAATGTAACTATTGAAATGGGGGTGAATTCATGAAGATTAACGATAGCTTGCCTATTGGCATATGCGATCAGAATGGCAAGGAAATAAAGATAAACGATGTGCTGCGATGCAAATTTGGCCTTGGCGATGACCTTAGTTGTGACGCCTTATTTTCTGTTGAGTGTGATTATGTTTTTGGTCTTGCACTTAAGTTTATTAAACTATCGCACGAAGAAAACAACAATCAGCGCTGGACAGAGCTGTCTATGCGATTCGGCGGCTTGCGTTGTGATTATTCGCAGGAGTTCAATAAGCCGATGCTTTGCATAGCCGAAACCCATGGCGAAAATCATATCTCTCGATTTTCGTGGATAAAAACGCAATTCTCACAAGATGTAACAATTGTTGAGGAAGAAAAATCATGAACACAAACCTATTCACCGGAATGACAAGCGCGCACATACATCAGTCTAAGCAGCACTGCTTGGCTGAGGTTAAGGCATCCAGAGTTGAGCTTATGGACAAACAGCTTGCTTATTCAATCGCACTAAAGCGCTTCCACGACACCGGAATAAGAGCCGGTCTAAATAGTGCCAGCAATGACTACTGGAAAGCTTTGGTGGATCACGAAAACGCAATTAATCTTCACGCACAATTTACGAGTAATTAATCATGACTGAAGAATATAAGCCTAAGGTTGGCGAAGTTTGCGAAGGTGCTCCGAGTGGGTTTGCCTTTGAGCGATTAACAATACTTTTCATTAGCGAAAAAACCGTGGTAGTTCGCACTGGCAGATTTGAAGCCGCTTATCAAATTGACGATATTAAATTCCGCCCAATCAGATCAGAGCGCGATATTGGCATCGCTCAAATGGAGGAAGATGTCTGTTTGTATATGGAAAATGGCGCGCTGTGCAGAAAAGGTAATTTCCGTGCTGAGCCATCTCATATTTATAGAATGTTTTATGACGCCGGATACAGGAAGCAATAACATGATTGACATCAACGATCCAAAAGTACGCTGGGCGCAACAACAGGCTGACGTGCGCAAGGAAAAAATGGTTATTGTTCGTAACATTATCGGCGGTCTTGATATTAAGCCCGAGGCTTCTGTTAACTTATTTTTCGCTGATACGTTATGCGTAATTGAGCCGAAGAATCACCGCTTTGCTGATCGTGACACTGCGATGATAGGAAGGCTTAAGCGCGGCATAAATCTATGCGTCTCACAGCTGGCGCACGTTTAATAAATTATGTGGAGAGAAGAAATGACTAATAGCTTTATTAAGAAGCTTTCTTACGACAAGATAAAAATAAACTGGAACAAAAACCCAGTAAGAATGGATTTGTTTTTAAGCTTCCTTACCGTGGAAACGGAAAGGTCAAAAGGCTTTCTCGGGGAGTGCACTGGATGGACGCAACTAACTGGCGATAATGGCCTTATTGTTAGCGGTGGTAAAGTTGGTGGCGTTGAATATTTGGATCATTTGCAATACAAAACTAAGCTAGATAATCCATACAACAATTACGTAAACCCATTGTATTTATTTGAAATACTAAACAATGAAGGCAAGGCATTTTTCCTTGATTATTACAGCAAAGAAATTGAAGTGTTTTTGGCTGAATGCGCCACAGAATGCGATAACGCCAAGACAAGACTTGAAAATGCAATATCCAAAAGAGATAGTGCAAATGCATTTTTTGATGAGTTAAAGCGAATTTAATTTACTAATTGGGGAAGGTTATGAATAGACCGGAAGATTTTGCAACAGTATCATTGAGTAAGTTTTTTGATACCGGCGTTATTAGCGTTGAACAGCTTAACGAATATGTAAGGCGGCTTCGCAAGGAGTTGGAAGATATTTTTGTTCCTGCAATTAAAATAGGCGATCAATTAAGTGTATGCGAATCCGAACTCGCCACCCTACGCGCAGAGCTTGATAAATGTAAGACGCAGAAGCCTGTGCAGTGGGTATGCCATGATCGACACAACCCATGGCCAAACGGTGGAGGCAAGCGTTTTGACGATAAAGCAGCTGCAATACATCACGTAGAAACAACGCAATACGGCTACAACCACGTTATGCCAATTTACCTGGAGCCAGTGCCACCGCAGCAGGTGCCTTACAATACAGCTTTAATTCCAATACTGCGCGGCGAACCAGAAATAACTAATCGGATGAAGGCTGAATGTATTGGAGAATTTAATTTCAAAATCGAAGTGCCTGAGCTTAACGATGAATTTGAAGTGACTGGCGAGATGGAAGATAGAGAGGTTGATGTTCCGTGGGATTTATGCAAAACGATTTACAAAGCAATGGCCAAGGTCGCAATGCTATCCCCTACTCCGCCAAGTGATGAGGCTAAATAGATGAGCACATGCAGCACCTGTAGATATTATCTTGCCTATCATACTCAATGTTGCATAGAGCAAAGCGGCAATAGATTTATCGAAATCGAGAAAGTAAAAAGCGGTCTTGAAGGGCGGTGTAAGGATCATAAAAAGCCTCTTGCCAAAGAAGAGATAGAAATCATTGATGCTCAGCATCGCGAATAGTGGTTATTTCCATTTTGGAAAGTACCAGTTACACCCCTTAACAGACTAGTGGAGAGTGAGATGATAGATAAAAAATTTAGAAAGCTAATGCTTGATTGCCCTGATGTTGTTCGTAAATCAATTCTAACTGATAACCAGATCGATATTGCAAGGCTTGTTCATAAGCTGCCAACGCCAATTTACTCTACTGACATTGCAGATATATTGAATATCAGCGTTCAAAACGCGAGTGTTCAGCTTAAAAAATTAGTCGATTCTGGCTACGCAACAAGATATGAAGTTGTTTCAAAAACTGGCGGGATGGAATTTCAATATCTGCCAACTTTAGTTTAACCCCACTATAAGCACAGGTGAAAGAAGATGAATGAACAATTAGAACTTCAAAGATTGGAAATTGAACGGCTGAAAACTGTAGTTTCTACATTAATTGGCTGGATGGTTCTTGAGCTTGGCGTGGATAACGCAAAACATTTGATTGCTGGGCTGAATAAACCAATCACAAAATAACTGGCACACCCATTGCCTAATACACCCCATGCCATTATTTTGGCGATTAACAGAGGTAAGCGAGATGCATACACCAGAACCGTGGATAGTAATAGAGAATGATAGAATTATTTCTCAGAAAGACCAGCTAAATAATGCCTTTTTTATAGCTGATTGCTTTGGGCCTGATGCTGCAAAAAACGCTATGCGCCTCGCTGCTTGCGTTAATGCTTGCGCTAGCTTGTCAACCGAACAATTAGAGGGGAATTGCAGGGACATTGGCGACTGGTCAAACAAGATGATTATTGCCGGCATTGATTCTGGAATTGAAATTGAATCACTTCAGGCTCAGCGCGACGAACTGCTAGCAGCACTGAAGAAAGCAAATGAATTTATAACTAACGGAATTGATCTTGGCTACATACGCATGCCGGATGTAGATAGTAATGATTCAGCACTTAAAACACCTGAATTAATTATGACAGCAATAGCCAAATGTGAGCAAAAATAGATGAAATATATAACGATAGTAATTTCGTACAAAGACGATTTAGATCCATTGCACTTCCCATCAAATATACATAATGAATTGCTTGGTGGTGAAGTTGTTGGCATGGCTAGAAGAAACTCTCTTGATGATCGCGACATGTGCGAAGAGTTATTGGCAACTCTAATTGAGCTAAGAAATGTAGTTAAGGATGTACCAGAAATGCAGCATCAAAAATACGATATGCTTGGAGCTAAGGTTAATAGCTTAATTGCTATGTGTGGGGGTGATTAATGCAAAATATTGACGATGCAATTGAAGATTTCATACTCGATAGCCAAATCTGTTTGGAGGTTAACGAGGAGTTTGTGAAAGAAATATTTGCTGCTGGCGCTAAATGGCAAAGGCTTCAAATATTACCGAATAGAACACCGCAAGATATTATTAATTAGCCCCTTGCATTCCAGCAATTAGCGTGTAAATCAACACCAAAGCTCACTACGGGCTTTTTTTACATCTGCAAGTTGTGATCCGCGCCAAAATATTTCATTGTGTGGTATATCGCACTGACAGAATTAAAAATATTACTTGCGTTTGTTGCCTAATGCGCCATAATTGCTATGTGTGTTTGACCACTGTGACAAGTGGAAAAGAGGGTAACAATAGACGCCTTTAGTGTAGTCCTTGTTACCGTAACAATGGCTAATCCTTCTTGCCAGTACCCTCCGGTATTGTCACCAAGGACTACACTAAAGGCGTTTTTTTATGTCCGCAATTTCTGTAATTAAGCAAGCTGCAACAATGTCAACGCGAGAAATCGCGGAGCTAATCGGTAAAGAACACAAGCACGTTTTGCGCGATGCTGTTCGCATGATGGAACAGCTCGACTACACAAACGAACGCATTGATGGGTGTCACCAAAACTGGACCAACCCCCAAAACAAGCAAACCTATTATTTTATGTGTCTTACCCGCGAAGAAACCGAGTGTTTAATTGCCGGTTATAGCGTGCCTATTCGCATGAAAATAATTAAGCGTTTGCGTGAACTTGAGAATCAGCAAAATCCAGGATTTGAATTACCGAAATCATTTTCAGAAGCTTTGATGTTGGCAGCTAATCAGGCGGCCCAATTAGAAGCCGCTAAGCCTGCAATTGAGTTTGTAGAAAAATACGTTCAATCAGCTGGAAACATGGGCTTTCGCCAAGTAGCTAAATTACTGAGAATCAAAGAAAACGATTTCCGCGCATTTCTGCAAGACAGCCAAATAATGTACATGCTTGGGGGTGAGTGGACTCCATACGCTCAGCACATCAATTCAGGCCGCTTTGTGATGAAGGTCGGCACCGCAAGAAACGATCATGCATTTCATAGCGCAAAATTCACGCCTAAAGGTGTTGCGTGGGTTAGCCAGTTATGGAGTGACAAATAATGCCTTGTTATCGTGTACCTATGAAGTCTGGAGGCCATGCATTTTTATGTGGTGATCTTGGTGATCATTGCGCCGCCGAAAAGTGTAGTGATGTTAGCGGTTATCTTTGTGATTATCCAGTTGGCGATGGAAAGACTTGCGATCTATCACTATGTCAATCCCATGCTTATGAAGTCGCTCAAGAAATACACTATTGCCCTAGCCACTTTGAGCTATGGGTAAAATTTTCTGAATCTGGCGGAGCAGAGCAAGCATTAAAAAATGTGGAAGCATTTAATACTTCGGCATTTGATGCAAAAGTAAATGAATTGGAAAGAACAAATAAAATCTTAAAAGAAAGAATTAAATTTCTAGAAAAACCAAAACCTATTAAATAGCCTTAACAGTTCATTCGCTAATGCATTGACACTGTTAAAACGCAATGCAATTGACACCACTAAAAAATAACAGGCAAACCATAGGTAACGCCACATAACGTAAGCCAAGCGCTTTGAGAGCGGCGCAAAAACACAGTTAGCGGGATACACAGGGGACTTCGACCGTATTATCAGGATGGCAGACGGTTTGTGACAAATTGGCGCGGTATGTAAATAGTTGTAAAAGATGTAGTTTGGGTTAGATATTCTCTAGGGTATCCCCAAAGCTCTCTGTGAATTCTATGGGTAAAATATATGACGCTTAAATAAATAAAATAATATTGGACAAATCTACACTGTATGTCTATATTTAAGTGAATAAACAAACAGGAGATTAAGATGACAAGAAATACCGAGTACACGCTAAGCGTTCAAAAATATTCCGATGCAGAACTTATTGCATTCATTAAAAAATATTTAAAAGATAATGATCAGTTTCCACCATATTTAACAATTGCAAACCATTTTAATGTTTCACCGAATGGCGTTAATGAAAGACTTCATCGCCTCGAAGCTGAGGGAATTTTTCAGCGCAATGATGTGAACAAATTAATGTTCTCTCGGAGCAAAAATAAATGAGCGAATATGCATTTGAAGGCGAAGTAGTAAAGCTAAACCTTAAGGACTACACCAAGTGGAGGAATATGTACCCTGCGCTTGATTTGAGTGCTGAGCTTATCCAGATTGACGAAGAGTTTTCGATAAGGCTGCGCGAAGGCGAGAAGCTTAAAAAGTGGTTTAGTGAGTGCTACGCTCGTTTAAATGGCAGGAATAAAATAGCGATGAAAAACAATCGCGGCATGGTTGCTGTAAATCCAGCTAACGGATTAAGAAGCACGCGTGATATGCCGGTTTACGAAAATCTAACTGATAGATCTTGGGCTAAAGACATGAAGCTTAATTAGCTATCACCTGCTAATTTGAACCATGAGTTTTACGACTAACTTGAGGATAAGAAAATGAGCAATGAATTAGGAAGAATGGAAGGCTGGATATTATTTGATGATCACAAGATTGACGAAGAGTGCAGCGGTATAGGCATGGTCTATGGAGTACACATGGGGCATGTTGAACAGATTTTTGAGGAAGCAATTAGAGATATTAACGTAAATAATATTGAGATTGATCTTTCTGGCACAGGGTGTGTGAACTTTGAAATAAACAATATTACTTATTGCGAAGGTCAAATGACATTCCCTGAAACTGGGCAGTGGGATTTTCCTCCACATTGGGAATTTGATTTCAAGGTATTGGAAATTGAACGCTTCGATGATGAAGGGGAAAAAGAGGTAACGCCTGCCGTAAAATTTGACCCTGAAAATCCAGATAATTGGCCATTTTAACTAACCACCCCCACATCAATGCAGGAATAGAAGATGACTTGTGAAATATTGAAGCATATGTGCAGTACGCCAACAGGTGAGCAGTTTTTTAAAGTTGGTCAGAATGTCAGGGTTATATCCAGGATTGATTGCAATATGCCTAAAGAGCTTTCGCATTGGTTGAATTCAGTCTGCGAAGTTGTTCGGGTAATTCCTCGCGGATTAATATCAAGAGAATGGTCATATGAGCTTCGTCATGCAAATGGCGCAACGTGTGAATTTAAAGTTGAAGAGTTAGATTTAAGGTATCGAATTCGTAAATATAACTAATTTTATCAATGCTGGAAGGGGATTAGAAATGCAAGCACGCCACAAGCACATTAGAACAGGCGCAGAGTTATTTGCGTTCGCCTACGAGTGCGATCTATACGATCAAGACCGGAAAGATAAGGCTAGAAAGCACTTAGCTTTGTACATCAAGCCGCGTGCAGAGCGCTGCCTATTTGACGTGATACTACCGGCGACCAAAGATGTGCCAGAAAGAAATCTAGGCTCTGTGAAGTGTTACGCAGAGGCTCAGCGGTTACGGGATGGCAATGTATGAAACTCACAAATGATCAGATAGAGATTGAGAGAAAGAAGTTCGAAGTGTACATGACTGAAAATATGTACCATGAATCTAGTTTTGAAATGTTTGGCGGGAGATATCTAACTCTTTCGGTGCAGCAAGATTTTCGTGTTTGGCTAGCCTCCAGCGAGAGCAATAACGAAATAGAATTTCCAGAAAGTACATTTTCCATGCGGGTGTTAAATATTTACATCGAGAACATATATTGCAAAGCCTAGTAGATCAAGGCTTCCACGTTAAATCACAAGGGGAATAGAAATGATAAAAATAATGATTGAAGAAGTAGAAATTGAATTGTTTAGAAGGAATGGTTTGTGGGATGAGCTTTACGGTAAGCCGAAATGCTACGAGATATTGAGTCGCATACAGGTCGCCGAATCACAGCTTGCACAGTTTGAGCGTGAAATACCAAAAGCTCCAGAAGGCTTTCCAGAGCTTGATAAAGATCATCTGGTTAAGATTTGTATTCATCAGCAATCAAAGCTTGCTGAGCTGGATAGTCGCGAAGAATGGGTAACCAATGGTCAAGGCGAAATTACTACGCAACCAATATCTGAATTCTTAAATCCACCAAAAGATCACCACCTAGTAGCCATATCAAACCTACGCGCACAAATCGAAGCACACCAAGAGGCTCACGCAGAGCAGATAGCAGCAGAAAACGCGAAGCTACAGAAACCATTTACTCACCGGTTCAACAATTCGGGGCTGCATGATGCTAACTAAAAAATACGGTAATAGCTTCCGCTGCGACTTCCGAGGGCACACCACTGTAGCCTCTACTCGTCGCGGCGCACGCATTATGATGGAGATGATGCACTTCGGTGGTATCGCCAGTTTTGATGAGAGGATGTCCAGGTAATGCCAAGCCTAAAGAAAATCATAGCAACACCTTCGCATATTGATAAGGCAATGTGTTGGCTTGATGCCCAGGCGACCATTATCTTGAATCATGGGAAGGTGCCATTCTTAATCCTGGGTTACGACCAGGAGAGCGAAGAAACCGAAGAAGACATAACCGGGCTACAAAACCAAAAAGTTCATGCGATGATCGGCGATATAGCAAAGCAGGCAGTTTTTAAAACTCCTGGCATGACTGTGACGATGAGCGATTACGATATCGAAGAGGCTAAGGCGTTAATAGTTCGCTGGTTTGAGCGTGAATGCGCGCAGATTGGTGAGCCATTGCGGCACGGTTCGAGAATTGTTGTCGATCCATTTAGTGGTGAGCATATAACCATTAGAGCCAGTACAACTAAATTTCTTAAGAAAGAAACTATAAACTTTACTGAGTGGTTATACGCCACTGGTGCTGATGGTAATGTAAAATGGAGTGAGAAAGCTCTGAAAGAATATGAATCATATCGGGAAGCGCAGCAATAAAATTAAATTCAGTACGTTCCATTTTGGAACTAACTAAAACAGGGTTGAATTGAGATGAAAATTACTGATTCGCAAATCAAAGAAATTGCTGAAAGTATTGGATTGCAGTACGCCCACCTAAAAGCGTTCATGATGGTCGAGAGCGGCAACAAAGGGTTTGATGGCAAAACAGGGAGATTAATAATTCAGTTCGAGCCATCTTGGTTCAAGCGTAAAGCTCCATACTCGCCATTTGGATCGTGGTCGCTCAACATGATAGACGTACAGTCACAAGAGTGGGTAGCGTTCAGTGATGCATTTAAAATAAACCCTGATGCAGCTATGGAATCAACTTCAATCGGATTGCCGCAAATAATGGGCTTCCACTGGAAGAGTTTGGGTTACACAAGTGCTGGTGATATGTGGGACGATTTCAAAGTCAGCGAATACAACCAGGTTCAAGCATTGGCATGTTTTATACTGAATAATAAAAAACTTTATGATGCGCTGCTGAAAAAAGATTGGCATATAGTGGCGAGTATTTACAACGGTTCTGATTATCAAAATCTTGCAAAAAGAATCGGACGCGAACCCTACAATATCAGTATGGAAAAAGCCTACAACAAATATAGTGAGGTTTCCCATGTTTAGTTTCCTTGCTCCATTCAAAATGTATTTCTACGCAGCTGCTATCGCTGCAATCGTTGGCGCTGTGTATTGGTTCAACGGCGTGCTTGATGAGCGCACAGAGCTAAGAGAAGAGGTTAAGGCAAAGAATATCGCTATTGCTATCAAAGATTCACAGATAGCAGATGCAGCCCAGCAAACCAAAGACACCGCCGAATTCATGAAAATCCAGGAGATTGAAAATGCAAAAAGTAAAAAGCTTAGCGATTGTGTTGCTAGTCGCACTTGCCGTATTAAATTGCTCGGGGCCAGTTGTCCAAAAGCCTCCGATGACGATATCGCCGGAAGCGAGCCTTCCTCCCCGCGACTTGATGAAAATATGGAACGACATATTCTGTATCTCAGAGACTCAATCAAGTACAACAAAAGATTGTTTGCTGCCAGAGACAAGCAATTAAAAGAATGCGCAGGTGAAAAGCAATGAGCAGAAAAATAGTATTTTGCGAGATAAAAATGAATCGCGCTTACCAAGCTGGTGTTGCCGCGTACAGAAATAATCTACCCGACATAAACCCATGGGGAAAGATTAGATTGATGGAGATGTGCGCGTGGAGTGCTGGGTATTTTGATTGTAAGCGTGGAATGGTATGAGTAACGTAATCGAGTTTAAAAAGCTCGGCAGTCAGCACATAAGCGGCGAGGCTATTTGTATTGGGTGCAAGCATGAATTTGTAGCATCCGCACCGGTCGGAACTTATGAACTAGATTGCCCGCAATGCCTTGGGAATAAAGCAGTATTTAAGCATGCAGTGAATAGGCCCGATGAGGAGCACTTCAAATGCAAGTGCAGTAGCTTCGTGTTTAGCGTTACTCGCAACGGTATTTATTGCATCAATTGCGGCAACTGGGTAAACCCTTATGAGTAGCCTATCCCGCCTACCAAAGCAACGCCGGTGCACTGAGTGCAAAGAGCAATTTATGCCTAAGAGGGTTGGGCTGGTATTGATAAAGCAGTGCTCGCCAGCGTGTGAGCTTGATGCTGCGCAGAAATTGCCGAAACCAATGGCGAAGGCTAAGCCGAAAAAGAAAGCGCCTAAAACAGCTGCAAAACTTAAAGTGCAGCTATGGCCAATATTCAGCCTGCATCAAAAGCTTGTGCACAGTTCGGATGGCGAATGGTGCCAGTGCTACACATGCGATAAGCCATTGCAGATAGGTACAACTAACTGCCAAGGCGGGCATTGCTTGCCTAAGGGAGCCTACAAAAATTTATACTTCGATGAGCGCGCAGTGCGCCCCCAGTGCTACTACTGCAATATAAATCTCGGCGGTCAGCATTATGATTTTTGCGAAAAATTGAAATTAGAAATAGGCCTCGACGAATTCAATGATATGAAAGCTCATGGCAAAGACATCGTAAAGCGGGATGCAACTTGGTATCTAGAAAATATTGCTTACTACTCAGCTCAGAATATAAAAATCAAGGCGGTGAAGGCATGAGCAGAACAAAACACCATCGCACCCAAAAGAATCAACATAGTGGCGAGGATTTATGGAGTCGTCGCGCTAACACTGGCGGACATTACATGTATAGTGCAATTGGCAAAAGATTAAGCTTGGCCAAAGAGCGCGCAATGGAGAAACAGCAGCTAATCGCGGAGTTAGGTGATGACGCAGACGGAAAAGCGCTACAGATTTGACATGATCAACTTCAGATTACGTCATGACTGGTCGCCCAGCGAAGTGCTTATTTACGACGAACCAAGCAGAAATATTTTAATGTACATGACAGCAATGATCCGCGCTGACGAAATAATTAATAAAATGATGCAATAAGGTTTGACACGGTGTTAATACGGTATTAATATGGATTCATGAGCTGAGGAAATATCCAAGGCCATAAATCCACTAACTAACCCAGATAAAGGATAAAACCATGAAACATTTTTCTCGCTCAATCGCAATGTTCGCTGCAATCAGTGCAATCATGTCAGATGCGTCAATGAGTTTTGCAGATCGCCAAGGTCGTGTTGCCGCAATGCCATCATATCAAAGTCGCGGCAAGGGTCGCGGTAAAACTCCACGCACTTTCAGCGGTGTTGCTCGCGCTCGTCGTGCCGCTAACAAAGCTCGCAACAAGGCAGCGTAAATGCCAAAAAGTCGCGCAGAAATAAACAAAGACCGGTACGAACGAACAAAGTCAGGTCTAGTTAAATTCAAACCTTACATCACTAAAGAGCTTGATGAAAAATTCAACTTAGTTTTGCAGGGTAAGGCAAAGATCATCATGATTAAGGGGAAGTGAGATGAAGCCGCACCAACAGAGAGTTATTGATGAGAAAGTGCAGCTTGATGAAAAGCGCCAAAAGCTTGTTATTTTCCAAGAGAGCGAAGATTTTTTTGTATTATGCGATGAAGACGAAAGAATTTATTTAATAGACCAATTAAATGCAATGGATGAATATTCTAAAATTCTTGGCAAAAGAATAGCTAAGTTTTAATTTAAACGTGAACCGCTTCGAAAGAGGCGGCAGCCTGAAAAACTCTTGGCGAGTGAGCATCCATGACGTGCTAGTCCACTGATTGAGTTAGCGAGAGTTCTTCAGGCTGTACGCAACACAGCATGGTAATGAGCACACATCAAAGCCGCTGGTGCCGTAAGCACTTGTTGCGATGGCCGAAATCTCACTGTGCAATCCTGTACCTTTTTCAGTTAGGTACGGCAGAGGCGGCACTCACAACATCTTTACTGAGCACAGCAGAAACCTGTGCATATTTACGAGTGGCGACGTAATCGCTTGCTGATCCGGTACTCTTGGGGGCTTTGACCCCCTATGACGGAAGGTCAGCATGTTTCACCGCTCCTTGGCAACAGGGAGCAACTATGAGGGGTGTTAGGCCACAACCAGCAACTACCTAGGCAATTTTGCTGGCTGAGCGGTTCGAGTCCGTTCCCCTTGTCCATATTCGCCGAAAGGCACAAAGGCCAATGCCGTGCTCTGGGCGATCTTGAGCTCATCGATTGGCGAGTGCGCTAATGACAGATCGGAAAGACGGTCGCCTAATTCCGAGAGCGCTTGCCCTAGAAATAGGGCTTTTTTATTTAATAACTAAGGAGTGATCGAGATGGCTTTCAGGCGTGATGATGTAGTTAAAGTGATTAATCGCAATGTTGTTTTCACTGTTGCGGGGTTTTCAAAAGGTTCAAGAGTTATCCCTGATGGCTGGCTAATGAGCGAAAGCGGAAGTTTTTATAATCCTGATTTCTGCGAGAAATACAAAGGCGCGACAAGTGTATTAGGTCGGACTAATAACAACTAATTAACTTTCGCTTTTTTATTTAATGTTATGGAGTGGTGAAGATGGATATACAGAATTTGCTTGCCGATGTTGCAAAACGCGAAGGATGCTATCCAGATGACGTGCAATGGTATTCGTGGCCTCAAGCTTTCGGCTCAACATCTGGCCCGCGTGGCGGCATTGGCGGGCAGATGGTGACTAGCTTTCAGGTTTATGCATTTGATCCACTGGTGGGCAGAAAACAAAAATTTTGTGCTGGGGTCTGGAAAGAATGGAATGGGGAATTTCAGGGGAATTGGTGATTTTTCAATGCATAAAGTAAAGGCCCCTTACGAGGCCAATACATCACTCATCATCTTTTTCCATTAACTTAGCGTAAGCATCTGCATCTTCAATACTTATCAAAGACAGGCCGTGTGTAGCCAGTTCTTTGCCTAAATATTTCAGGCCCATAGCTTCCAGTGGGTTTCGTGGAAACAAATGCAAAACCATATTGTCATCAATGTAGGCACAAATACGATGCATAATAGCCACCTATGCCACTTTGGTGTTTGCAGCAGCCTGTGTAGCGCTACCGGCCATGGTCCCAGAGTTAAATACAACTTGACCCTGGCGCACAGCTTGGATATCGCCAGCTAAATTACGAATTTCAGCCGCCAAGTTGGCCAAAATTTGCAATTGTTGTTGTTGCTGGCCTTGAACCTGGAATTGCTGAGCTGTAGCGGTGTTTGTGTTAGTGATATTAATTTCAGACTCGCGACCACGCAGAGCTGCATTGCGTTCGGCAATAATGCCATCAGCAACAGTCAACTTACGCTGCATATCCTGGTCATGGTAGAAATCAATTTTGGCTCGAGTTTTATCGCCATCGTCACGGACTGCGGTAGTAATCGCATACTGAGCGTCCTTAGTCGCGGTAAGATTCGCCACGCCATAAGCTGCAACAGCTTCTTTAATGCCACAATTGCTAGCTAATACAGCGGCAGTGCCATCAGTAATATTTTTGTTGATAGCAGCTTGACCGGCCAGATTGCTAAGAGTGCCTTGTGAAATCGCATTAGTTAGTGAAGCAGTGGAACCGGCAACCGCAAGCTGCACTTCGCCTTCGGCTTTCCAGATATCGCCTTCGATGTTGCCGAGCTTCTGCATTAAATCCAAATCACGCTGACCGCCGAAACCGGCATTTAACTGATTTGTCAGGCCTATCATTGAAGTGTTGATATTGTGATTAATGCCGTCTGCAACAGTATTCAGTTGAGCGGGAATACAACTCTCTTCGTTTCGGCGGTTATTGCCTAAAGCGCCAGTAGCTGCCAATAGTGCGATGAGTCCCGCGCCACCAAGGCCGCTATCGGATGATCCACCTAAAAAATTTAAACCGCTTGGAGTATCTTGTACAAAAGCCATGATTATTTCCTCTATGTACGTTGTGCGACATTGCACAAATGAGAATATAATGCGGCGAATTTTCTAGAGATATGGGTGAACCCAAATGTCACAGACTCCCGTTACAAGATTTGTGTTTGCTCATATTAGCGCGACAGGTAAGTGTATTTATTGCGGGTGCCAGCTTAAGATATGCATTGTTTGTGATAGGTGGTTTAGGGCTGGCCAAGCCAATAACACTATTTGCAGCCCGAAATGCCGAACCAAAAAGCACAGGGATAAGATAAAAAACGATCTTGATCTTGATGATGAATAGCTGCGTTCCACATGAAACATGGTAAAATCAGAAAAACGAGAGGTGTATTATGTTTGGAGTTGCATGCGGTCCATATATAGATGGAATGTATAGGCCTACAAAGCCTAGAAAACAACAAGCCCATCTTTATGGTTATGGTTGTGATGCCCGTAAATCTAAGGGCGACAAGGCTAGATCGCGCAAAGAGCGCAGACAGAGAGGCGGCATATGAAATGGTTTGCTTTAGGTTTTGTGTTAGTTCTGGCGGCGGCAATTCTTTACGGTAAGGCTACCGAATGCCCGGGCGTATCAATTTATTTATATTGCGGGTGGTGAGATGCTTAAGCGGTATTTCCTGATTTTATTGGTCACGGTATGGGTTGCATTTGCTCCGATTGAATTAGAAGGTTATGCGGCATGGGCGGCCAGCTCCACGATATCAATCGCATATATATTTTTTGTTTTTACATTTTCATGCATCAGGGAAAGAGATGTAATTATTTACATTGAATCATCTGCAATGATCGCCTCGCTAATAGCATTCCTCCAGCACCATACCCCTCAATTGCTTAAGCAATATTTGGCGTCAGAATCCCAATGGTTTTGGGTTAATTATGAGCATATAATGGGGTACTGTTTTTTGATGGAAATTGTCGTTATAATCATTGGAATCACAAATAGTGCCGAATTTAGAAGAATACTATTTGTATGCATCCCTCGCTTATCTGGCGATAAACGTTGTTATCGCGATCATTTATGTACTTAGGGCGCTTTATGCAAGACAACGCAGAAAACATTTCCAGCGCATTGAGCAACGCGGCAAGCAGTAAGGCCGCTACTGGCGGGTTAGCTACCACACTAACCGCTGGCGGGGTTGTCGCAACAGCCAAAGACCCCGCTATCATAGGCAATTACTTCGCAACAAACGGCTTATTCTTCCTGAGCTGGATAGAGATATTTCAGGCAATAGGCTGCATATACATAACCTACAAGCTAATCGAAATAATCATACACTTAACAAAAAAACTCATAATTGCCACTAGAAAATTCGCAACTTACTGCTGTGGATTCAAGCGGCAGCCCATCAAGGTTAAATCAAAGAGTGTCTATCATGGCTCAAATCATAAGACCTAATGACGGTTCAAGCTCGTCAAGCAGTTCGTCAGCCGGACGCCGCAAACCTTCGGAGCAATGCCCATATGCAGGCACTTACGGCGGCTACATTATTGAAGATCCGGTAAAGCCATCATCGAAATCTAAAATCTATGCTGCACTAGCGGTTATGGTTGTAACCCTAATCATCATCGCTGTAATTGCCATAGCTGCATCAAATTGATTTGCTTATGCTGTGGCGACCAATGCAGCTGGATAGGAACTTACACAATGTGGAAGTGCTGGAGCTGCGCTAAAGATCATGTAGTGGGGCAAAAATGAAATATGCTATCGAAAATTGGGGCGGGCGTAGATTCATAATGGTCATGGGTTGCGCCATAGTCAGCACAGTTCTCGTTTGGAATGGTAAAATTACTGACGTTGTATTTCGTGACATAATAGGCTTTACGGTAGCGGCGTACATTACCGGCAATGTTGCTCAAAAGATCAAAACCAACATAGATAAAGTTGAGGAAGAATGAGCGCACAGGGCGACATAACAATAACGGGCTTTGCAAGCGGGACCGGCAAATTTAACTCTGCTGCGCAGGTTGCCGTAGGTGGCAGAATAAGAACTAGCGGTTCCGGTTTCGGTATTAAACCAATCGTTCCGGCTCACAAATTCGATGACTTCGAATCTTATGCGAACGGCACTCTTGGCAATGCAATCGAAGGTTACGTATCTGATAACTCGTCAATCCCAACTGTGCAAACCTCACGCAAGCTAACAGGCACCAAAGCGATGCAATGGGTTATCCCATACAACGCCGCGCCGCCACCAGTAGAAAATTACTATGAGTGCTTTGCGCAGTTCGGGATCAGATTGCCAGCAACAACCGTTAGAAAAATGTACGTTGCCAAGTACCAGTATTTAGAACAGACACACTTTGCTGTCGCTAACAACTACGGCGCGCCATATTCAGAAATTCATCAAGAGATTCGCATATTAAAAGAGTTCCGAGTTGGCTCAGGTGCTCCATATGATGGGATACCACAGCTGGCTGACACGCAAAATATGGATAACTCTTTGGTTATTCAGGGTCATGATTATACTGCACACGCAGAAGGTGGGACAGAATACAAGACACCGGGTGCCGATGGCGGCATAAACGGTGGGACTTGGGGTTGGGCAGAGTATTTCTGCGACCTCGGCACGCCAGGCAATGCCGATGGGACATATATTACAAAAGTTAACGGTGAGATCAAAATAAATCAAACCGGCATAAATTTGCTTAGCCCTGCCAGCAGTAAATATTTTGACTGGCTCTATCTTTTTAACGGTTGTGATTATTATTGGGGCACTGGGTACGCCGTAACCGCCGACCAGTATTTTGTAGACACAACTTTTCAGCGCTGTGTGATTACAGACAATGCCAATTACGCATTATCGACGAAATGGTTCAATCAACCATTAGAGCATGAAGATGATATTTGGATTGATACAACGGTTGATAATAACGCGCCAAATTACGGCACTTTCGAGACTGGCCAAACTGCTTATCAACATATTCTAGTTGGGGTTGATGATACCTCTCTTGGTTACACAATGGTGACGGTACCCTAATGGCATACGCATTCTCGACAAGCTACAAAACCGCTGGCACGCCGGTACTCACTGCAACTAGCGTAGCGGTAACGACTAGCGGTAACTTTTTGGGCATCGCTGTTAATGTGTTTAACGGCGTAGTCCCGCCCACTCCAGTTGATAGCAAGGGCAACACTTGGGTGCCCGTAACTGGCAGTCCATTGGCCGTTGGTGGAAATACCAACATTTATGCATGGCGCGCGGAAAATGCCACCACGGGAACTTTGCACACCTTTACCGTTGCTGTTGATACGCTGGCTACATACTCTTTTTCAGTAATCGGCCTATCTGGTCGCGCTACATCAAGCGCTATCGACGGAACGCAGTCACTCGCCGAGGGAACTGCAGTCACATCGCATGCTGGCCCATCCATAACGCCAGGTGTTACGGCTACAGATATCATGGTGCTGTTTGGCGATAACAACGCATCAACAAACCAGAATAATGACACGTGGACCGCTGGCGCATCGCTTACGCTGCCAGTGGGTGGATATAACCCAGATGGACGCGACCAACCAACTTCCGGCGTCATGTATCAGGAAAATGTCGGGACCAGCGCAATCAACACGGCTTTCACGTCATCCAGCACTAAAGCGGGCTTCTTTGTATTAGCAGTCAAGGCGCTGCCAAGCCATTCAGTAGATTCAATAACCAACCCTGTTTATGTCGGCGGCACTGGCTACACGCTAACCACTACTGGTATGGGCGCAATAACAAGCCTCAGCTTTGCTGGTAAGGCTTGCACAATCACAGCTGCAAGCGTTGGGTCATGCACGTTTTCAATACCCACATTTGCTAATGCTGTGACGCACCCGCAGCCAGGTGCATCGCACACTTTTACCGCAAGTGATGGCACTCTGTCGGCCACAATAGACAGGGTTGTAGGCACCTTAGCCACCTTCACTGCTGTGACCATGACGGATCCGCTAAACACTGACGAATGGTCAATAGCAAAAGATCCTGCAATCGTGGATCCTGATGTGGTTAGTCTGCCAACTGCTGGAGGCGTATTAAACCCTGATGGCACGCTAGGCGATGGCGCAGGCGGTGATTACGTTTTCGGAGTTTACGAAATGTGGCGCTGGGAAGCAGCAACGGGTACAATGTACACAAGCCAGCTTACTGTAAGTGAGAGTGGTGTGAGTATAGACAACGGCATAACCACCCGAGGCATAAGCGATGCTTCAATATCTCAGCGCGGCATAACAGGTCGCATATAATCCCCCAACATTATGATCACAAGAGAGGATCAAATGACTGCAGCACTTATTGTATTTCTATGCCTATCAGCAGCCTTAATCATAAGCTGCACCCTTGTATACCTATTCCCTCGTCCAGACCCAGCTCTAGCGATAATTAAGTCTGCCTGTTTTTATAAGGGTGGTGAATAATGCCAGCAGGAAGACCAACAACATACACGCCAGAGCTGACCTATTTAATATGCGAACGCCTATCAGCGGGTGAATCGCTAAGGTCAGTATCGCGTGATGATGGCATGCCAGTGATGTCAACTATTTTCAAGTGGATGCGGGAACACCCAGAATTTTCGAATCAGTACGACAAGGCTAAGATGGAATCTGCTGACGCGTTAGTGGAAGATATGCTTGATATCGCAGACAATCAGGTCGAACAGCCGCTATTGGTTGATGGAATTCCATTACAGATTGAAGGGAAAATGGTAATGATTAAGGATATGGTATCGGTCAATCATGCCAAGTTACGTGTAGACACTCGCAAGTGGGCCGCATCAAAGCTTAAGCCTAAGAAGTATGGCGAGCGTGTTGCTATAGCAGTTAACACTAAAGAGCTATCCGATATGGACGAAGAAGAATTGGATCGTTTAATACTTGAGCGTCAACGTGCAGCACAACAATCGGCGGAGGATTGACCGTGATCGAAGAGAAGCAAAAATATTACATTGTACTAAATGATGGTGTTCAGGATGGATCGCCGCACACAAGTAAATTAGCCGCATGTTATCACGCCGAAAAGCTTGTAACCGATGGTTTGGCCCACGAATCAACTGTTTGCTTGATTGAAGATTCATATTGTGTAGTTAATTCTGAACACAAAGCAGATTAAAATGATCAAATTTACCGTGTTTATACTCAAAAGGTGTTCAGTAATTTGAGCAAAGCCGAAAAGATAGAACTAGCTCGCCTCCTGGATGAGAAGATATCCCGCAACAAGCGCAATAAATTAAAGCGCCAGTATGAATCGCTATACGAATGGCAATGTAAGTTCATAGCCGCAACAAAACAATTCTTCGCATGCTGCCTTATGGCTTCGAATCAGTGTGGCAAAACGCGCACCGGGACAGTCGTTGATGCCTACCATATCACTGGCGACTATCCTGACGACTGGGATGGCCACAGGTTTGACTTTCCTCCTCTTGTTTGGCTCCTTGGCTACTCTGGCGAAAAGACCCGCGACCTACTGCAACAAAAACTATTTGGACGCTTGCTTGATGGTGTAATGGAGGGCGGCTTAGTTCCGGCTGATCGCATCCTTGATTACCGTGCAATGGCTGGCACATCTGGTGCGGTGCGAGAAGTTAGGGTTAAACATCGCCTAGGCATCTGTGTCATTCAGTTGTGGAGCTATTCACAAGGACAGCATGCCCTCATGGGTGACGTTGTTGACTGGTATCACATTGACGAAGAACCAAAAGACCACGAGATATACCCGCAAGTATTAACGCGAACTATCAATGGCGATAGAGGCCGTGGAGGCAGGGGCATACTGACCTTCACACCTGAGAATGGTAAAACTGAGCTTGTAACTAGATTCATGGATAACCCTGGTGCCAGTGATTATCTTCAAGGCGCAACGTGGGCAGAGTGCCCCCACATCACATTAGCAACACAAGAGCGGATACTTTCGCAATATCCGGCCTATCAACGTGACATGCGATCTAAGGGGTTGCCACTTATGGGCGCTGGGCTGATTTTTGAAATAGACGAAGAGTTGATGAAGATTGAGCCGTTCAGCGTGCCTAAGCATTGGTTCGTTATCAATGGCATGGACTTCGGCTGGGATCACCCCCAGGCGCATGTGCAATTAGTGTGGGATCGCGACGCAGATGTTTTCTATGTGGTTAACGCGTGGAAGATGTCGAAGAAGCAACCGTTTGAAGCGTGGCATTGTGTTAAGCCTTGGGCTGAAGATATCCCCACCGCATGGCCTGCTGATGGACTACAGCATGAGAAGGGTAGCGCTAAGCAGCAGAAGTCCTACTATGAGGATGAGGGCTGGTACATGCTACCAGACTCTGCGTGCTGGGAGGATGGCGGTAACGGGGTGTGGGCTGGTATAGCTGAGCTAAACGATGCAATGAAAACAGGTCGCTTTAAAATATTCTCTAACCTATTCGAAGTGTTTGAAGAGATTCGTCAGTACCACACCACTATGGACGCACACCAAAAATCACACATCGTTAAGGTAAAAGATGACTTGATCGATGCCATCCGCTACGCCTACATGATGCGCCGTTTCGCTGTACGTATCATGGATATAAATATGGTGTATAATGGTCGAAATAATGAACGAACTGGTCGCGATACAATAACGGGGTATTAACATGAAAGTTTCAGACATGAAAGATCTTAAGGCAAATAAAGATAAGTCGAGCTTAGAATTAACTGGATTTGATGCGGAAGGCAGTTTAATTAGCGAAAAGATTAAAATTGCGGCACCGAAAGAAAAACTAAACTCGGTGTCAATTGTTGAATTGGACCCACAATACGCTCGCAAGATGTCGGTTCAGTGATATGTGCCCATCATGCATTGCAGTTAAAGATAAGCCGCTAACTTACGTCAAGTGCGAGAAGTGTTCCGGTTACCGTCTCGCAAACACAAAAGAGAAAGCCATCCTCGACAAGAGAAAGCCAGCATGAGTAAGAACAGCGTTGACTTGATTGCGAATCTTGACAAAGGGAACATAGTCGATCAGCTCGGCGATAACGCTAAAGAATTCGTCAGCGTTAAAAAGCTATATGACGAAGCCGTTACCTCTATGTCTGACTGGCTAAAGAAGTACACCGCTGCAATCAAGCTTGCCAAACTACAGCCGACATCTGGCGGTCATGACATTGAAGAAAAGAGCTTCCCATTCCAAGGTGCAAGCCTCGCAATGATGCCTTACATTCTTGAGGCGATGCTAGATTTCAACTCGCGCGCAGCCCCTGAATTAGTTTGGGCTGACAATATCGTCACATTCAAAACCTACGGTAAAGATATTAAGCTGCCAGGCATAACACCCGGCGAGCAGCAAATGGTTGACGACTCTATGCAAGAGTCAAAGGCCAATCGAGTCGAGCGCGTATCTGAATATACCAACTGGCAACTATCCGAAGATATCCCCCACTGGCGCGACAACCAAGACAAGTGCTTGATGATGCTGCCTTGCGTTGGCACCGCGTACAAGAAGACCTATTGGGATTACGAAGAGAAAATAATTCGCAGTGAGTTGGTATGCGCTGATAAAGTTATATTCGACATGTGCGTCCAGAACTTCGAAGAGGCTCCTTGTGTATTTCAAAACATCAACATTACTCGCAATGATCTAATCGCTTACATTCGCGGCGAGCAGCAATGGGATATGGAAGAAAAAGATCTTGAGGAAGATAAGCTGGACTTTGATTTCATCGAAGCTTATGTGCGGATTGATCTTGATGACGATGGAATAGCAGAGCCTTATTACGCGATATTGCATGAAGATACGCAAAAGATTGTTTGCCTATACCCTGGTTACGATGAAGACAATATTGTCTTTAATCAAAAAAATGAAGTGGTTAAGATTAAGGCTAACGAGTGCTTTACCCAGTATAGATTCTTGCCTGATCCAGAAGGTGGTCCGATGGGAATGGGCTGGGGAATATTGCTTGGGCCCATGTTCACCGCAATTAACACTAACATGCGCCAATTGCTTGACGCTGGCACATTGTCAATCACTGCCGCTAACTCTGGTTTAATAACTGCTGGTGTTGGTCAAGGTCGTGGAAATCGCCAAGAGACCGGGCCTGTCGAAGTCATGATGGGTCAGCTAACCCCGGTAAATATGGGCGGTATCAACGGCTCATTGCGTGACAACATCGTTCAAATGCCCTTCGCAGGGCCTTCACCCGTCCTATTCCAGCTAATGAGCTACATGATTGACTCGGCTCGTTCAATGACTAACGCAAGCGTGAATGTAGAGGCGAACCCAGGCGAGGCCGCAAGCCTATACCTCGCAAGATTACAGCAAGCTTTGCAGGGCTCTAACGCCATCATCATGCGCGTGTATGCAGCAGCTCGCAAAGAATTCCAAAAGATTCACCACCTTAACTACAAGTACCACGATAGCGAGAAATATAACCGCGTTATTGATGAGCAAAAAGAATACGTGATGCAGGATGATTTCAACCCTGAAGATTGTGACGTTGCTATCGCCGGTAACCCAACTCAAGGCTCTACGATTGAGCGTGTAGCGCGCGCAGAAGCAAACTTGCAGATGGCTATGGCTCAGGCTGGCGCTGGAATGCAGGTGATAAACATCCGCGAGGCAACGCTAGATCTACTTAAAGCTACCCGCACCGAAAATATTGATAAGTTGGTTCCAGAAGTTGACCCTAACGCACCACCATCAAAGCAAGAGCAATTGATCATGGCTGAGAAGGCTCATGAAGCCGAGCTAAAACAGAAAGATCAGGCTTTACGCGAGCAAGGTCAAATAATCCAGTCAAGAAGATTGGCTTTAGATGCAGCAAGAGAAATGACCGCTATGGGATTGAATGCCGATAAGCAAGAGGCGGAAATCACCAAGCTCTATATGGAGTCTCTACAGTTAGCCGTGGAGATGGGATTAAATGGAATGGACGCCATTAAGTTAGTAGAAAGTACATTCATCCGTTCCGAAGGAGGAACCAATGCCGCAAGCCAACTCCAAGCTGGAGCCAACAGTAACCCAAGTCCAAGTGGACCTATGGTTAATGGACCCAGTGACCCAAGTATTAATCAAGTGCCTCAAGTGGCAGGTTGAAGACGTCCAAGACGTAATCAATTCTGGCGCATGTCTTGACGAATCCAATGCAGACCTAACGCTTTCACGAATATCACGCAGAATGGGCCAGATAGATGGCTGCATTACTGCTGGCGCATTCGAAGCTATGTTTAATCGTTACGCAATGGTGGAGAAGTCAAATGCTGAAGCCAAATGAAGATCAAATCAAATATGCACAGAATGTTGTTGCATCGCAGTTGCCGCAAGCTGCAGGTTACCGCCTTATTGTAAAACCATTGCCGTGGTCTGATGGATTAAAAGCTGGCGAGGCTGAGAAATTTGGCACTCTTGCTCAGTCTGGCTTTATTGCGCAGTCATCAACGCAAACCGCACGAGAAGACAAGGGGTCGTATGTCGGCATCCTGTGTCATGTTGGCGAAGGCGCATACAAAGGTGAGTCATTGGCTGGCGGTGCATGGGCAAACGTTGGTGATGTGGTTGTGTTCAACAGGTACGCAGGTCAGCGCGTAGACATTCCTCCTGGCTCTGGTGATTTCTATCACTTCTGCAACGACGAAGACATTTTAGGCAAATATGGGGTGACAGTATGAGTACCGATTTAGCAGCATTAAAGGCTCAGTACGAAGCTGATAATCAACAAGACGAAGTGATTGACGAGCAGCAAGAAGACGAAAACGAAGTTATTGAAGGTGATCTTGATGACGACGATCAAGAAGAACAGCATGACGATACTCCGCCAGGGTTAATTAAAACTTACGATGAGTGGATTGCAGCTGGGAAAGACCCTGAAAAATTCAAAGGCCGCAAAGCCTATGAGGCTGAGTACAAGCGCATTCAGGAAGTAAAAGAATTAAAGTCCAGCGTTAAGGGTATGGCTGAAACACTTAAGGCCACCGTTGAGGCTATTGCTGATCGCGAAACCAAAGCAGAAGCAAGACACAGACGCGAACTTGAAGCCGCATTGAGCGAAGCTAAAGAGATTGGTGATGTTGATGCGGCGCTTGATGCAACCAATCAGCTTCATGAGCTTAATTCCGCGCCCAAGCAACAAGCAAGACGCGAACACCCCGTTATTTCGGATTTTATTGAAAACAACACTATTCTCGAAAACCCAGAAGTAAAGGCAGAATTCCAAGATATATACAACGGAATATTGCGAGCTCGCGGGGTTGGTGCAAATACAGTTTTGAGTGAGCAACGTATTAATGTTTACCTTAAAACCGCTATGGATGAGGTTAAGTTAATATTCCCCGAAAAATTCTCGTCACAAAAAATAAACAGGCAGGCTCCACCAAGGAGCAAGACTGTGCCGGTTTCGAAATCGGTTGATGTTACGCAGCAACTTAAATCGTACAAAGTCGCTGGCGCATCAAAACAGAATGAGCAGGCTGCACTTGATATCTACAACAGCTTAATGAAAACAAGCCCGGGCGCAGCTAAGATCTTCGCCCAAAACTTATTGAACGGAGATTAATATGAGTCACCATAGAAACAACATTCGCCAGCCTATTGTAGAAAATGGTTTAAAGCTTGATGACGCAAAGAAAGTTCGCCGGAATATTGGCGCTCAGATGAAAATGGACATGCAGCCCTACATTGATGCATATCCAAACAAGTCTTTAATGTTGATTAATGATCTTGATGGTGACGTCCAGCGCTGGCTTGATGCTGGGGCCGAGCCTATCCCAGCGAAAATAGAAGGCCGTAAAACATACGAGGGCCTAAATGATAAGTCTGCCAGTCAATGGGTTCGCTTTGTTGCCGGACAAACTGAAGGCGGTGATACTTACTATGCGTTTGGCTTAATGATGGACCCGGTATTGTATGACGAGTATAAGCACGGCCCCGAGCGTCAGCGTCTTGAGGATATCGACAACGCCTTATTTAGAGGCAAAGTTGAGACAGATTCGTTAGAGGGCGGCGGCGGCATTCAGTCATATGCAGCTAGCTTGCCAGTTGGCACCGGAAAAGGCTATAATCAGATCAAATCTAACTAGGTTCAAAGCGTAATCTAGTTAACAGACATAACCCCCTAGGAAGTTAGGCAGGTTTTGGCAGCATCGTAAAGGTGTCGTTAAAAATTAAACTAACTTTTTAGGAGGTCTATCATGACCGCAGCAGTCCCCGCAAATCGCGATATTGTAAGAGGCGCACGCCCAATTGGCACCATGTCTGGTGCGGATTGGAATGCACAGCTTCGTCGCGTATGTTTCCCAGCTTCAGATAACACAGCAACTTTTATTGGCGACTTCGTTAAGCTTGCAGCTAATGCATCTGCTGACGGCACAGTCCCAGCCGTAGCTCAAGCCGCAGCTGGCGACATTATGGTTGGCGCTCTTGTATCGCTTGAACCAGACACTACAGATGAAGGTTCATTGTCCCGCTCAAACTATCGCCGCGCTTCAACATTACGCTACGGCTATGTTGCTTGGGGTGATGATATTCTTTATGTGATTCAAGAAGATTCTGATGCAGGAAATATACCAATCACTGCCGCAGGCACTAACGCAAACGTAATTGTTGCGGCAGGCAATACCACAACCGGAATGTCTGGGATGGAAATTGATTCCAGTACTGCAGCAACCACAAACACCCTGCACCTTCGCTTACATTATATCGAGCCTAAAGTTGGCAATACTCTCGGTGATTACGCTGACTGGGTTGTTTCTATCAACTTAAGCGATGATCGCGCTACATTGGGAGTAAGTTAAGATGTCAATTAATACACAAGGTTCAAAAGCTCGGTTACTCCAAGAGGGTGTTAACGCCGTTGCTACTGATTATTACAAAGAATATGCGTCTGAAAAAGACAAAATATTTAAAACAGAATCATCCGATAAGGCTTACGAGCTTGATGTTGCCGCTTCCAATGGCGGCCTTGGAGCTTTGAAACCAGAAGGCACGGCAACCACTTATGATTCTTCAAAGCAAGACTTCGTGAAGAATTACACCCACTCTGTTTATTCATTGGGCGGCATCATTACGATGGAAGCCCAAATGAACAACAAGTATGAGAACTTGATTCAAACTACTGGTAAGTGGATTAAGCGATCTCTTGTGCACACAGACGAGCAGTTAGCGGCTAACGTGATCAACGTAGGCTACACCAACAACGATTCAATGGATGGTGTACCACTCTTCTCTACTGCGCATTTACTTGGCAAGGGCGGCACGTTTGCAAATCGTTTCTCTGTGTTCACCTCATTGAGTCAGGCTGCTGTTGAAGATGCGTTGATTGCATTGGAGGACTTCCGCGATGGCGCTGGATTGTTGATTGATGCTAAAGGCGTATCTCTTCATATTCCTCGCCAATTGCGCTTCGTTGCTCAGCGTATTGATAAGAGTTCGTTTGAGCCTAACAGCGCGAACACCGCAACCATTAACCCGGTTGCCGGTATTTTCAGCGGTGGCATTCACGTCAATCACAGATTCACCTCTTCTACAAACTGGTTCATTAAAACTGACGTAGATAATGGTTTCAAAATCTTTGAACGTATGGGCTACACATTTAGTCAAGACAATGATTTTGGTACTGAAAACTTCCGCACCAAGGGTATGTTCTATAAGTCTTACGGCTTTACAGATCCCCGCTGTGCATGGGGTAGCGGCACCTAAGATCTTGGGGCTTCGGCCCCTTGTTTCGAACTATTAAAATTCATTACGACCCTATAGGGTTAGTAGGAGAAACAAATGTCAATGTCAAACTTTCCAAACGGCTTTAAAGATGGCGTGTCAATTCGTGGCATTCCTTTGGCCGTTACTCATCCTGGCGAAGTGTTTTGGGTTAACTCCTCAAGCGTTATAGTTAGAGATGGCGTAGCTGGTTCCGACTCCCCGACTGCTGGTAGTTATCAGCGCCCATTTGCTACCATTGATTACGCAATAGGTCGCTGTACTGCAAGTCGTGGCGATGTAATAGCCGTTATGCCAGGGCACACCGAAACTGTAAGCGCTGCTGCAGGTATTGCAATGGATGTCGCTGGTGTCGCTGTTATCGGTTTGGGTTACGGCAGCTTACGACCCACGATTAACTACACAGCTACCGCATCAACATTAACGATGTCTGCAGCTAATTGCATGCTGGTAAATATTCTGCACACTGGCGGGATAGACGCTGTTGTATCGCCAATCGTTGTAAGTGCTGCTGATTGCCTAATTCAGTCGAACGAAATACGCGATGTGACAGGTCAGGTAACTGCAGGAATTTTAACTACTGCTGGCGCCAATCGATTAAAGATCCTAAACCATGTCCACGATGGTGATTCAGCTGCGGGCACTGTAGCTGGTATTGCAATCGTTGGTGGTGATGGCATTGAAATCACCATTGATCGGATGGACGGTAATTTTTCTACCGGCGGTATTGATGTTCGTACCACGGCAACCACTGACTTGTTCGTGCATGATGTTAAATATTTCCGCACGCGTAATGCTGCTGATATTTTTCTCGTCGACACCATTACCGCGTCAACTGGCCAGATTGGGCCTAATATCAACATCCGTTTGTTAGATAACGCCGCGAACGTTACTGAGGCCATTACAGGCGCTACGTTTGTGGTTGTCGATCCTGTGTATGTAGTGAATTTGGCTGGTGAAAAAGCTATGTTAATCAACTGGACAGCATCAACTGACGCCTAATTTTTGGGGGTTCGCCCCCTTTATTTTACAGAGGATTAGCAATGCAAGCACATTTCACCTATACGCCTGCGGATGCGAATTTAACAGGGTTTGCCTCTAATGTTACCGGCGCAGCATTTACGCTTACCGCGACTAGTTCTGGTGATTCTCTTGCTCACCAGCTAAGCATTCGTAATGATTCTGCAACTGATCACAGCGGAAAAACGCTAGCAGCTGTTGGTACTGATGAGAATAACCGCCCGCAGACAGAAACAATAACCGCTCCTGGGGTATCCGCAACAGTCGAAAGTACCAAGTATTGGACAACCCTTACAAGCCTAACACCTTCTGCAACTATTGGCGCGGATACGTTTGATATAGGCTGGGTTGATGAATTCGCCACTCCAATGGTTCCTTTGGATTGGCGTGCTGGCCCTGCTGCGCTTAACCTGGTTGTGACTGGCACAATCAACTACGATCTTGAGCAGTGCTTTGATGATATCCAATTCAAAACGTCTGCTTTGGTGTGGTCAGTTGATGATGCTACTACTCAATCATCACAAACTGCCGGGCAAACAATTCTTTATTCTGCGCACCCTCGCGCACTTAGAATTAAAGCAAATTCGTATAGTTCTGGCGCTTCAATTACATTTAATTATACTCAGATTGATAATTAATGGCCGACCTCCTTGAGCTGAGAACGCTGCCCATTGTTGATAAAAATGGGAACGCCACAGCTTATTTTGAAGAAGCATGGTATCAACTGATTAATGCGATAGGTGGTGAGGGAGCGCCGCCAATCACGGACACAACAAACACAACATATTTGCCGACATCCGCCTTACCTTATTCGGCACAAGATGAAATTTACACGCATACAATCTCAGCAAACTACACGACCATTGGCAATGAAATAATTCAGGTATCAGCAGCTTGTACTATTACCCTGAATGCAACGCCGAAGTATAGAGAAAAAATTTCAATACAGCCTACGGGTAATTTTTTTGTAACTGTTGCAGGCTCTGTTAACGGCCAATCAACAACAATAATTCATCACGCATACGACCTAATTACGATTGAATATACAGAACTAGGATGGGTAATTAAATGAGTTATGTATCTGATGCGCAATATGGAATACAAAGCGCAATCGCTGTAAATTCAACGATTACGCCATTGGCCGGAGCTGCTACATTCACTGGGTCAGGCGAGCTAAATCAATTCCCTGATGTGATGGCATCGTGCTATGCCGATGTAGCAGGGACTCTTTATTTTGACTTTTCTGTTAATGGTACGGATTGGAGAACATTCCCAGCATCAGGGTTTGTTGTTGCGGCCGGAGTGCATGAATTTCATACCGTAGTTAAAGGTCCGCGTTATTTTAGAGTGAGATTTGTTAATGGTGTTTCGGCGCAGGCAACGTTTCAGCTTTATATTTATTATGGCGTGTTTCGTCAGCCGACCGCATCATTAAATCAAGTCCTTAATCAAAATTCTGACTCTATTGTAGTAAGATCGACAGACCCGCTGATTGATATTTCATCAGGTAGGATATCTGGCTTTGCAACTGTAAATAGATTTGGTCATGCACCTGACGGAATGCAAACAACTGCAACTGACATCTGGGATCGCGCCGATTCTGCAGCAACCCAACAAATTTGGTTAGCTCCAACAGCGGCAAGAGTGCACGGAGTTGTTTCTAGTAGCGCGAGCGATTCTGCTGCAGGAGTTGGAGCCAGAACAGTTAAAATTTCTGGACTTGTATCATGGGCCTCAAAAGAGGTATCGGAAACCATTTCCATGAATGGTGTCACGCCAGTTAATACGGTAAATTCGTATGTGATAATCAATAAAATGCATGTACTAACAAGCGGTTCATCAGGCCCAAATGTTGGTAACATTAGCGCAACTGCAGCAACCGATACAACTATATCAGCGTATATAAGTGCGTCTTATGGAAGTGCGGCTATGGCCGTGTTCGGATGGCCATCTGTTCAAACCTTTTATGTTAAAAATTGGAAGGCTAGCTTAAATAAAGCATCTGGAGTAGCTGCTCATGCTGTCTATAGCTTACTATTTAATGCAACTCCAAACACCCAAGCGGCTAATTTTATTTCGGTTGGCGTTACAGGCAGGCAGTCAAATGGCGAATCATCTGCCCAAGAAACTTTTGATCCATACGTAAAATTAGACGGTCCTGGCATTATAAAAATTCAGGCGGTATCAAGCGCCGCCGATGTTGACGGTAGTGCTGACTTCGGCGGAATATTGGTGGACGTATGACATTAACTGTATCTGATATTGGTCATGACACGCTCGCTATCGCTGGGGAGTCAATAGCTTCTTCAAGCATCTCAGCAGTAACAAGGGTTACGCATTGCACTTTTTATAATGCTCACAGCGCTGTGGTTACTGTTACTGTTTATTATTTGAGAAGCGCAGAAAACACTAGCAGCCCCGGCGCACTAAAGGCTAAAAAACAAATAGCCCCCGGTGCAACATGGATTTGCTTGGAGGTTACTGGGCAGAACATAGGAAATTCTGGCAGCTTGTTTGCCGTACCTTCTGTTGATGGAGTTATTCACGTTAACGTGTCGGGGGATGCAATATCATGAAAAATCATTTTGTAGCTGGCACATGCAATACGATTTGCGACCGAACCGGGTTTAAGGTAAAGCTAAGTGAAACCGTCACTACATGGGACGGGTTTAGAGTTATCCCGGAAGCAAACTCATTGCGTAACCCACAAGACTTTGCGCCAAACATTATCAAGCCTGTTGTGCATAAAGAGTCACGCACAGAACAATATTACGACGAAAGCACGATCACGCCACCGGAGCCAGTATGACAACTTCAGGAACATACCGGCTAACGGTTAACTTTAATGACATCGCTGAAGAAGCGCTTGATCTTCTTCAAATTGGGCAGGATGGTGAAACGCTATCCGGTGATTCACTTGTCAGAACAAGGAAAACCGCAAATTTTATGTTAAAAGCGTGGACCGGGCAAGGAATTCACTTGTGGACCATGCAAGAAGGTGCGCTTTTTACTGTTAAAGGCCAGGCCGAGTACAATTTCTCGACCGCCAAACTGGCCAATACATGGTACGAAACTACCTTATCCGCAGCTGAGGCGGCCGGGCAAACTATTTTAAGTTGTGCCGACACATCAAACATGGCAGCAACCAATATTATTGGCGTTGTTTTGGATTCTGACGTGACGCACTGGTCAACTGTTGTTTCAAAAACGCCAACTACTGTGACAATAACCGATGCATTGCCAACTGCAGCCGCTTCGGGTTCTCATGTCAGGACTTACGCGGCCGCATCATTTATTCCAGTTGAGCGAATTTTAGATGTTCGCCGCAGAGATTCCAGCACATATGAAATTCCGATAGCGTTCGAATCTAGAAAAGATTATTTCCAGTTTCCTGATAAATCAAGCACTGGCAGCCCAATACAGGCCTATTTCTCAAGACAGCGCGACCCAGGCGTCATGTATTTGTGGCCAGTTCCATCGACATCTGAATATGTGATTAATTTCACGTATGAGCGCCCTATTCAAGTTATTAATCTGGGCACTGATTCATTTGATATTCCTGATTATTGGTTCGAGGCATTTATTTATAACTTGGCATTGCGCCTAATCCCAAAATTCGGCTGCTCTCAAGGTCGTGCAGCAATGATTCAGCAAATGGCTAAAGAATCGCTTGACCTGGCGCTTAGCTTTGACACAGACATGTTTCCTATTCGACTGGTGGTTAATCGTGGCTAGCATTCCATTGGGCGGCAGCGGTGCCAACTTCGACAGTAAGAAAAGTCGAGGCATGATCATTAATATGATTGCCGAAGCTGACCAAAACCAAAACTACAGCACCGTTAAGCGGTGTGACGGGTTGACTCTATTCTCTCAGGCATTTGGTGCCGCAAGATCTAATATTCTTGTCAATGGCGGGTATGCCTATTTTATAAGTGGGAACAAGGCCTACAGAGTAAGTGGCATAGGCGTAAGTCAAAGCCTTGGGGTTGTTGGTGGCGAAGGGTTCGGTCAAGTTCTATCAAACTCAGTGCCAGACAATAACCAAATATTATTTTTGAATGGTGCTGGCGATGGCTACATTTATAACAACTCTGGTTTAACAAAAATCACAGATTCAGATTTTTTTTACACCACATCAGGGACAGTGCTAAACGAGAGGTTTTGGTTTATTCGTGACGGTACAAATGAGTTTTTCGCATCAGATGTCTCAGATGGATTTAGCTATAACCCGCTTTCTTTCGCGAGCGCGGAAGAGTCGCCAGACTTTGGCAAATCAATCGTAGCCAAAAAATCATCACTCTGGATTATAGGAAGCCAAACTATGGAGTTTTGGCAAAGCTTTGATGATGTTGTCCTGCCGATTAGAAAAGTGAGGGGGTCAACAATTGAAAGGGGTATCCAGGCGAAAAGCTCACTAGCCGAATCTGGTGAATATTTTGCATTTCTTGCTGATGACTTAACCGTCAGATTGATTAGCGGCAACACCAATACGATCATTTCTGATTTGAGTTTTAATTTAAAGTTGCGCGGCAACGGAACTGCAACATGCCCAGGATTCACAACAACAAGTGACGCTATCGGGTTTTTCGTTGACTCTCCAACGCATAAAATTTACTACATTTCATTTCCGTCAGAAGGGTATACGTGGGGATACGACTTAAGCACCGGGTTATCTCATGTGCGAGAGTCGGACGGGTTCGGGTTTTGGCGCATCAATTCCGCCTCTATTTTTAACGGGAAGATCATTGCTGGCGATTCATTATCATCATCGTTGTGGACCCTGGACCCTGCCGCAAAAACAGAAGGCGGGCTAACACTTAGATCCACACTCAGAACGACCGGAATAAGTTTTGCTTATGATATTACTATCCCATTAATTGAGATTGACATGGAAGTTGGGCAGATTGAAGACCCAACAGTGTCGCCTCAATTAATGGTAAGATATACAAAGGATGGCGGGTATAATTGGATTAATCACTCCGATATTTCGCTGGGCACGCAGGGTAATTATCGTAAACGCGTAGTGCTTAGGAATTTTGGCAGACTGGTTAGGCATAAAGATTTTGCACTCGAACTGGTCGTCACTGATCCGGTAAGAATGCAAATTTACGGCATAGAAATGCCAATGAGCGACATGATATGAATATTGCAATTCATGAAATAAACAGCGCCGATAACATTCTTCGTCTCATGCTTGAGATGATGTCCTTCCCGTCCGAATCAATAACAGAATATCCAGTTAAGCACCACTTCGCCCCCGGCATGTACGCGCGTGAAATGTTTATCCCGAAAGGTGCCACTATAGTTGGCAAGGTTCATAAGCATTCACACTTAAACACTATTGCTTATGGCGATATTTGCGTTGCTACCTTCGCTGGCGCTGAGCGGCATATAGGGCATAAAACATTAGTATCTCCCGCAGGAGTTCAGCGAGTTGTGCATGCGCTTGAAGATACTTGCTGGACAACCTACCACCTTACCAATCAAACCGATTTACAGAAAATTGAGGAAGAAATAATCATGCCATTTTCTGAATATGTGGATTTTTTAACCTCGTTTCGTAAATCGCTCGGGGGTGTGCAATGACTTGGTATGCAGTAGGCGCCGCTGCTGTCACGGTTATAGGCGGCGCCGTGAATGCAGATAAAGCATCAAAGGCAACCGACAAGGCCGGTAAAAAATTATCTGCTGCGCAGCAGGAGGCGCAAGCCTTGAGCGAGCAGAGATACGCCGATGCGCAAAAAACGTTATCACCCTACTTACTTTCTTCAAGCGTTGCCAATCGCCAACTAATGAATGAATTGGGGCTCGGCGGTCAAATGGCAGCAGCTGAGCAAAAAGACAGAGTAAGCAATCTTGCTTCGCTTCAAGAGCAGCTGGCAGCACTTCAAAGCCAGGAAGTAGAATCACAGGCGGCAGTCGCAAAGAAAAAGAAAAAGAAAAAAGGTGGTTTGCTTGGCGCAATTCAAAAAGTGAGCGGCGTCGAAGATCTCAGCACTTTAGCCAACCCTATCACCGGAGCCAAAGCCAGCCTATCTGGAACTAAATTTTTAATGAGCGGTGGCAAGTCCCAGCTTGGCCCGGATGGCAAGCCAATTGATAACGCCACCGCTATTGCAAACCTGCAAAAGCAAATCGCTGATGAGCAGGCCGCAATAGATGGCTACTCGCCTAATGCGCAAGATACCCAGCCAGGCACTGCGTATATGAATACCCCGGCATACAAAGGCGCTATTGATGCTGGCGTTAATGCCGTGAACCAAGGCGCAGCGAACGATGGCGGCCTTTATTCTGGCGCGCGCGGAACCGCTTTAAAAGATGTCGGGCAAGGCGTCCAACAAAGCTTCTATTCAAACTACATGAACATGCTTCAAAACATGGCCAACCCCTCCACTGCTACTAATTTGTCAAATATTGGGATTGGTCAGGCTGGCAATATCGGTCAGCAAAACATCGCAGCAACTCAGGGCATTAATGCATTAAATATGATGGGCACAGCTGATAGTAATGCGGCTAATGCCGACATGGTTGGTGGTCTAACTAGTGCTTTTACAGCCTACATGAATAGACCGCAGCAATCTAAAGTTGGCACCGCTGCACCAGCCAACAATCAAGCTTATAACACGCTGCCAACAGCGTCAGGACAAGTGTAATGGCCCTATATACCCCATTCATTGAAAGAAATATCGATAAGCTGGCCAATGCGATTAATGACGGCCAGCAAAAAAAATTGGCCGAAAGCGCTTATATGGGTGATGAAGCTGCAATGGGTCAGCTTGCAGGACTAAACCCTCAGCTTGCGCAACAAATCCAGCAAGGCAAGGCGCGTGATGAGCAGCAAAAATTGCAGGGTCAGGCAATGAAACAGCAGATGAAAGAGCGGCAGCAAGAGCAAGTTACCGAAATTGCAAAGAACGCGGCAAAAATGCCATTTGATCAGGCGGCGGCGTATGCTGCAAGAACCGCTCAAGAGTTAGGCATTCAGGCTCCACCGCTTACGCCAGAAATTCATGCGCAGTTTATTTCTGCTTTTGGCGATAAGCTAACCAAATTCCAAGAGGCGCAACTAGCCAATAAAGACTCTAGCAGGAATGAAATAACGCCATATCAACAAGCGCAACTCGACATTCAAAATAGGCGAATTGATGAGCAATCACAAATCAATGATGCGCGGATTAATAAATTAGAAAACCCCGCCGAAAAACCTTTGAATGATTCGCAATCGAAGGCGCTTGTGTTTGGGTCGAGGATGCAAGAGGCCGATAAAATTATTAATGATATGGCAACAAAAGGCATTACGCGTAAAAGTGATTTAAAAACTGTTGCTGAAGGTGTTCCTCTGCTCGGCGGCGCACTGGGTGCGCTGGCGAATACTGCTCAGTCAGACGAGCAGCAGCAAATAGAGCAATCACAGCGGGATTTTATTAATGCCGTTCTTCGTCGGGAGTCTGGTGCATCTATTAGTGCTCCAGAATTCGATAACGCTAAAAAACAATACTTCCCAAGCATTGGCGACAGCGAAGCAGTAATGAAGCAAAAGGCTGCAAACCGTGCTCTTGCAACTAATTCAATGCTGCAAGAAGTGCCAGAGAAGCACCGGTTTTCAATGAGCGCGAAGCCAACACAAAAAACCGGCGGTGTTATGCATGTTGATGCAGCCGGGAATAAGGCAATTGTTTACCCTGATGGGTCATTTGAGGAAGTCCAATAATGGCATTTGATATGTCAACCGCAAAGCCTATGGAGCAGCCAGTTAAAAAAGGCTTCGACATGTCTACGGCTAAACCTATGCAGCAACCACAAACAGGCGCTGCTCCTCAGGCTGAGCAAGGTAGTTTTTCGCCAATTAATATAGCTGGTGAGCTAACAGCCGCAATCAATCGTGGCGCTGTGAATATTGCGGACTTCCTGACAACCGACCAAGTTAATAATATCTTGCAAATATCCGGGTCAGAAAAAAGAGTTCCGACCATTCGCGAAGCACTTGCCGATACTCCAGCAAGTGTGGAAGGTAATTTTATGCCTCAAGGGCTTACAAAGGATGTTGTTAGGGGCGCTGGTGAAGTTGTTCCATCAGCAGTTGGTATGGGCGGCCTATTTAGATCAGCAGCACAAACTCTTCCATCATTGGTGAGCGGGGCTGAGGGTGTTGGGGCTGGTGTATTGCGTCAGATTGGAACTGGCACTATAGCTGCGGATGCAGGCTATGGTGCAGTTTCAGGCGCTGGCGGTATTGCTGGCGGCAAAGCTGGCGAGGCTATTGGTGGCGAGACTGGCAAAAAAATTGGCGAGGCTATTGGCTCTTTTGCGGCACCAAGCCTTTTTATGGCCGCCAACTCAGCAGCTAAAGGATCTGCGAACAAAGCTGAAGATTTAATAAGTAGGATAAATGCAGGGAGTTCCGATAAAGATCTTGCCGAAATTATGATTAAAAAAAGAGACCCATCGCCATTCGTGCAAAAGCTAACCGAGAAAATATCAAGTGATGAATTTAAGCCATCAATACAGAAGCTAATAGGATCAGGTAGTGAAAAAATAGTTAGTGATGATATCGCAAAAGCAAGCATAAGGCAGGGTTTTGATCATGGGGTCGTGGCGGCAATAAAAGCTAGTGACAGCGAAAACTCACGTAAAATGCTTGAAATGGTCAATATTTCCCAACAAGGGAAGAAAAACGCAAGATATGCAGCTTCTAATCGCCCCTCAGACGTGGCTGGGAAGTCATTACTTGAAGGGGTCACTCATATTAAGCGTGTTAATGCCGCAGCAGGCAAAGAGCTTGATTCTGTAGCTGCGTCACTAAAAGGGCAGCAGGTTGATATATCAAAACCTGTAGATAATTTTATTGAAACACTTTCATCTATGGGCATTGGGTTTAAAAACAATAAGCCAATTTTTAAAAACTCAGATATTGAGGGTGCCGACGGTGCGCAGCGAATCATCGGGAATCTTGTTTCCAGAATGAAAGAAACAAAAGTCCCTGATGCTTATGACGTTCATCGGCTAAAGCGCTACATAGACAATCAAGTCAGCTATGGGAAGGTTTCGGAGGGGCTAACTGGCGATGCCGAAAGAGTTATTAAGTCATTGCGTAAAGATTTAGATAATCAGCTGGATATTAATTTCCCAGAATATAACCGAGTCAACACAACCTATGCAGACACTATAGGGGCGCTTGATGCATTTCAGGGTTCTGTTGGAAAGATAGATCTATTCGGAGAAAACGCAGGAGCAGCACTTGGGACAGCAGCTAGACGGTTGCTTGGCAATGCTCAATCAAGGGCTGCGCAAATAGATGCTATTCAGCTAGTTGATGATGTAGCAAAAAAATATGGCATGGCAAATAAAAATGACATCATGATGCAGGTTTTATTTGCCGACGAGCTTGATTCAATGTTTGGTGCAGCCGCGAAAACGTCGCTGCAAGGCGATGTTGGAAAGGGTGTTAAAAATGCTATTGAGGCTACTCAGGGCGGTAAAGGGGTAACCGCTATGGCTATAGATGCAGCTGCTTCTGGTGCTAATAAGTTGCGCGGAATAAATGACGATGAAGCATATAAATCAATAAAATCATTGTTGCAGCGGCAGGCTGCAAAAAAACCTTCAGCGAAGACAACAAAACAAAATGGGGCCAAGCCATGAGTAACGAAGTAATCAACCCGGATCAACAATTTTTAGACGCAAGTGGCGACCCTCTAGGAGCTGGAACATTAACATTTTATGTAAATCTTGCATCAACAACACTGAGTACTATTTATTCTGATGAGCTGCTGACAATTCCGCAGGATAACCCCTACACACTTGATGCTGCAGGCAGAACATCGGCCAATATTAAATATATTGGAAAAAAGAGAATGGTCGTCAAAGACTTTTCTGGCGCGACAGTACGGACTATCGACAACGTATCTACACAAATATCAAACCTTCAAACAGTAACTAAAGTTCTTGGGTTTGAGTCGTTAGAGGATTTGCCTGGTGAAGTTGGCCAAATTGTTGAGGTGCTGCAGCATACTTCTGGCGGGCTTGGGGGTGGTCGGTTCGATGCGCGTGCAGAAGCGCACCGGGCAACTGATGGCGGCACAAATATTAATAGTGCCACTTCTGGTGTGCGCTGGTGGAGGTCTGAGTTTGATGGGACTTATGTTAAGGCCTACTGGTTCGGCGCTCTTTACAATGGAGTAACCGACGATACTACGGCGCACCTTAATGCAATTCTTGCTCTTTCCGATAATGGCGGAAAGCTCTACCTTGGCGCAGGCCGCACGATAATTTCACAAACCCTTCGTGATGACTATCAAGATGTTTTACTGCAAGGTAAAACCATTACCCTCATTGGCTGCGGCGCAACTGAAGACCCGAACAATTCAGGCATCACTACAATAATTAAAGTTCTTGGCAATATCACAGGTATACGCATTGATGGAGATAGATCAGGCGGACGTGATTTCACCATTGAAGGTGACGGTGGCGCTTATAGCACTACAAACTCTTTAATTCTTTCATGTGCTTCACGAGCGCAATGGAAGAATGTTGTAGCGCAGGATGGGCGCAGTACAGGATTCTGGGCACAGTTTGGTAACACTTCGAGCTTTGAGGATATTGTGTGCCTTAGAAATAAAGGCTGGGGATTTAAGGAGGACGGCACAGGGTATATTAACAAAGCTGGCGCATCACGCCCTAATGATTTGAATTCCTGCACTTTTAAAGATATCGATTGCCGTGCAAACGGTACTGGAGCCGCAGGTTTAGGTGGCTACTATACCGGCGTAGATTCTACTTTTGCGAATAAACATTTTGGTATCGGGGCTGAAGGGAACACGGGTCGCGGCATCTACGTCAACAATAATAGCTGCTATTGGTGGGGTGGGTACATTGAAAATAACACAGTAATAGATCTTGAGTTTGGTCCTACTGCTGATGACCAGCACGTATGGGGTATGTTCATGAACCTGGGCCCTGCATCATGGACTGATAGCTCAATCAACAAGACCTGCTATGTTGATATTTACAAAAATTATACTGCGCGTCAAATGACTAGCGCGCTTCAAGTTGGCTTGGCTGGCTCAGGGCTTAATGGCTATTTAGAGTTTAAAGAAGGGGTCACCAATTACGAAATCTCATTAGAGGGTACGAGCACCAATGAGATTTTGGAATTCACTTCTGCGGGAGCAGGCACACTAACGATTAACCCTGACGCGATTACTCTTGAGGCAGCTGTCGCGCCAACTCTGCTCAACTCGTGGGTTAATTTTGGTGGATCGCGAACTGTAGCAGGGTACTACAAAGATAAGTATGGGCTAGTTCATTTGCAGGGTGTTATTAAAGATGGCGCAACAGTAAACCCAACATCACTTTTTGTATTGCCTACTGGATATAGACCCGCCGCAAGACAGAAATTTGCCACCGTAGCTGCCGGGGCATTTGGGTCTGTTTTTATAGATGCAGACGGAAATGTTTATTATGATGCTGGGGCAAACACTGAATTTTCTCTGTGCGGAATTTCTTTTAGAACGGTGTAAAAAACCCACAGGACTACACACTGTGGGAAGTGCAGACAAGGAAGTCATTTAGATTTGCTATCATCAACCGTAAAGCCAATACCGCCCAGCCGCACATAAGGTTTTTTAATATTCTCTATGGCTTCAGAAATAACTTTACGGAAAGTTTCATCGAAGCTACCCACTATTGGCACCTTATAGTCTAAAGATTCCTCGGATTCAGGGTGTTTATAAAAAATATAAAGAACTGTTTGAACTTGATGCCAACCTATTCCTAGATCTTTAGCCTCTTGGTAAAGTTCATCTGTTGACTTAAGCAGATTCTTACATTCATTAGCAAGTAGCTCGACGAATGGAGCAAATCT